GGAACGCTGGAACTGATACACTTCAATCTGTGATAGACGGAATTAGCGATATGTCAGCCACTAAGCCATATACAATTATTATACCTCCGGGGACATATACAATTGGAACCATTGCATTAAAGCCCTGGGTCAATATTCGTGGTGCTGGTGGCCGTAATAGGATGACTATATTTAAAAGTGGTGCATTAAATCTTTTGGATGCTTCAATTCCCGCTGGTGGTGTTCATCGGTTCCGCATGGACGGGATAAGAATGGAAACCGTACCTGTTACTTTTGTTTGTACCACAAACGGGAAAACTCTTTTAGTTTGCATGGATGACTGTCCTTGTAATGGATCGTCTCCTCTTGTAACTACGGGAGAGGCTTATGGAGCGGCAACAACAATGATAAATCTTGAGTTGAGAAATCTCAATCTTGATAAAAATTCAGCCCCTCAGATGTTTACATATACCCGTCTTTCAGCATGGGGTTGTACTCTTTTGGGGATGTACTTTACTTCTTCAGATGCTTATTTCTATGGTTGTGATATTGGTTCTCAGGCAAATGTAGTTAATGCCGGAGCAGATGGTGGTTGGTTTGAATTTAATGGTTGTAAAATAGACACAATGGCATTAAATGATCCTACTTCTGAAAGCGTTCTGGCGACTCTTTGTGGAGGGGGGAATGAAAATGTACAGGTACATGGTACAATGCACGGATATTCCTTACCTACCTCATTAACTAATTGGAGTCATTTTCAACCGGGGACTTATTATTTCTGTCATTCAGATAATAAACTTTATTTAAAAACCGGAATCATTGGAGTAAACACATGGCAGCAAGTACCTCCAGTAGAGAACACTACAAAGACAGTTAAAAAAACTATCTCATGGCACGGGGGAGACGGTGATTTTAAACTCCCTGATGCAGGTAATACTAATGAATCACAGCTCGATCTTGGAGCATTAGTTCCGGCACTTGCGCGCATCGTGGATGTATTTACAGTTACTACAGAGGCTGCTGTTTTTTCTGGTGGGGCTACTACATTAGTAGCTGATATGGGCACATCAGCTGGCGATGGTTCATTAATAGTTTCTGCCACTGTTTATGCCATTGACGCAATTATAGCTTCTCCAAATGCAGGAGCGTTTATAGCCAGTCCATTAATTGGAGCAACAAACATATTTTTTAATTCCACACCTGGTGCAAACTGGGATACGCAGACGGCAGGTAAGATTTCAGTTTATGTAACTTATATAGACGTAACAGGATTATGATAGCACTTACGGAATTAACGGATAAGATTACCATCAAATTGGATGGATCCGTTGCAAATGAACAGATGCAATGTATTGCGACGTGGAAAGATCACAGGCTCTTACCGGTAGTTATCCTTAACGTGTATATCCCAGACAAGGCAGTTGGTGTCACTAATGATACAACAGAAGTTGATTTAATCACGGCACCGGCACCGGATTTTAAAAGGACAGTTGATTTTATATCTATCTATAATACAAATAGCACAGAACATATATTGACTATCTTATTTAGGACAAACACTTCGTCAACTATAATCTGGAGAGGAGAATTAGATGCAGGTGAGAGAGTGCAGTACACTAACGAAAATGGATTTATGGCATTTGATAACGAGGGCGCAATAAAATATGCAACAGGTTAATGAATCTTGGTGAGTTAAATAGAATAATAAGCATTCAGACACTCTCAACATCAACAGATGCTAATGGTGATGTTACTGAGACATGGGGGACGGCTGCCACTGTTCGGGCAAAAGTAACTCAGATAGATGGTACACGTCTTTTGAATGAAAATGAATTAATTGACCGTGCTGTTTATAAAATTGAGTGCTGGGATAACTCGTATAGTGACAACATAAAGATAACATTTGGAACGATTGTCATGTACCCTATTCGGCCAATAACACGTAACACGGGCAGTGGAAGTAAATTGAATGAGATAGTAATATATGCAGCTACAAAAAAATGAAAGCTCCTATTGATATGGAAGTTGTGAATCTTCAGCAGGTACTGGCAGGGTTTAAGGGCTACGAAAAAGAGGCGGGAGATGCTATTGATTTTGCAGTATTCCAGACTGCCAATGCTATCAGGAAAGATGCTATAAACAGGTTACAAGGTATGTTTGGGAGTTTGAGACATATTGGAATCGGTGCTACACTTGCAGGGCACATGTACACTGAAAAGGTACAACAGGGAGAATGGCTAACGGGTAATGATATGGAATATGCACCGTATATTGAGTTTGGAACGGGCGACCTGGTATTTACAAACTTTGATTTTGATGAAGATGCACGGAAAGTGGCATCGCAATATAAGGGTAAAGGGATAAGAAAAGTAAACATACGGGGTGATTCATTCCTTAACTGGGGGGCAGTGAACCAGCAGAAGAAACTATTAAAAAGACTTGAAACGGAGTTAAACAAGATAAACAGATGAGCGTAACATACGACGACATTGGATATGATTTGATAGATGGTATTTATGATGTTTTAAATACTCATGTTACCTATGGCGGCACTACCTATCCGGTGTATAAGTCAATACCAAAGACACCTGCATCAGTGTATGTTTATGTCGGAAATATAGTACAGGGTGAGGACGGGACGAAAGATTCATTTATCTATGATGGTACTGTTCAGGTCCATGTCGTTGATGAATCGAAAGAACGTGCCGATCTCAAGTTAGTGCAGGGTATCTTAAATGTCGTTAGGCAGCATCTCAAGGCGACGCGTGGAGCAACCTTTTCAATAGGTACTCATACGCTGTTAGTTTTTGACCCGGAAAGTTCAAGCACACTGATAGGTGAAGAAGTAGGATTAAGTAAAATAAGAATCGTGGATATTTATAATTTTTTAATACAATGAAAATATCTGGTATATATAAGATACAGTCATTGAAAAATTCCAAAAGATGCTATATCGGAAGTGCTATAAATATACACCGCCGATGGATGAATCATTTAGTTAGGTTAAGAAAAAATTGTCATGAAAATAATAAGCTTCAGAGACATTATAATAAATATGGTAAAGATGATTTACAGTTTTCAATTTTGATAGGTTGCGATAAAAATGACCTTCTTAAATCAGAGCAATTCTTTATAGATATTTATAAACCTTATTTTAATATATGTCTGATTGCTGGTAGTCATTTAGGCGTTAAGAAAAAGCCACACACGGAAGAAGCTAAACAAAGAATGCGAATAGCTAATATGGGAAAGGAACCGTGGAATAAAGGCAAAAAGGGTGTTTATTCTGTAGATACTTTACTAATAATGAGTAAAAAAAGAAGTGGAATTAAAGATTCTGAAGAAGTAAGACAGAAAAAAAGTAAAGCATTGAAGGGTAACACTAATGGGAAAGCATTAAAAGGAATTTTAAAATCAGAAGAATATAAACAGAATTGTAAGAATGTCTGGGTTAAAAGAAAATTAGATAAAATAAATATGAATTAAATTTAGTAATAACTTAATAATCAACAACATGTCGGCAATTAACGGAACGCTATATGCAGCGTTTGCAACAACAGGAACAATAGCAACAGCAGTAGCTTCAACTGATAGATTATACAGTTGTAAGAGTGCTACTCTAAAGGTAGACATTGATCTACCGGATGTATCAACAAAAGAATCGGCAGCATGGGCGCAACACATCACCGGATTGAAAAACTGGTCAATAGACTTCAATGGTGTATGGGACGAGGCAGGATCGGCAACTCAAGTTACTTTTTCAGAGATAATGGCTCTTATCATTGCCGGTAATGTGAGTGCAAAATATTGCTTCATCCCGGCAGCTCTTGGAGTATCTATACCCGGCTGGAAAGGCATGGGATCATGGAAAGGACTGACAGTTACAGGAGATATGGAGCAGGGCTGCACATTCTCCGGATCGGTCGTTGGTAATGGTGCATTGATTTTATTTGATTCGTAACATGGCATCTATTAATGGAACTTCTTTATTGCCCTACTCTCAAGGTAAGGCAATAGCAGTACA